CAACCTGCGTCCGCAGGTTGGGTGTGGGGTTTCTCTTGTTCAGGATTAGGATCGGAATGGAGTGATTGGGGTTGGGGTTTATCTTCTATTCTTTCTTCTAAAAATATATTGAACCACTCGAACACGTTATTTCCAGTATAAAGAGAAATTTCATCATCTAGTCTGACCACTATACTAGGTACGACAGAAAATTTTTTAATAACAATATTTTTGATTGCACTGTTGTCAATATTAATAAAATGTATGGACAAGTTGTCCACGATATGCGTATTTTTAATAAACTGTAGCAAAGCTTTACAGTTGGCGCTATAATTACTATAAAAAACCGTGACATCAACGCCGCTACCTCTATGTTCTCCTCCGGACCCAAGGGTAGAGGCGCCAGTAGTAACCATTATTTGTTGATCCATGTTTATTATCTCACCGTTTTGATGGTGAAGATAATAAATAATGAAAGGACAAGATATAAACGAGACTATTGATGATCTTCGTATCACTAGTCGAAGATCAATTAGACCTAAGATCGACGAGATCCGTATTATGGGTCGAAAGTCAATCGGCCATAGGTCGAAGAGTACTTCGACCCAATCCCCAAAAGCCCAGCTCATTCAGTCGATGTTGTTGGACAGACTACTCTATATATCTCATCCGACGATTTCGTGTGTAGAATGCTCCATCAATTTATACAAATGGCCGGTCACCCTTTTGCTGGCCGGCCAAAACGACCCAAGAACCATCTTCTATGACATCTCCACTGAAATTATTCAAATGGTTGGAGCCAACCCTCAACAAACTGAAATAAAATATCAAACATGTTCAATCTTATTTAAGGGAGTTTCAGCCATGAGACTGTTAAATATGTTGTTTAAAGGGAACGAAGACCACGCTTTGTATCCAATATATGTAAAATGGCTCGAAGGTTCCAAGTGGACGCAAATGGACGAGAGCTAAAGAAAATTGAACTAAAAAATATAATAAACAAACAAATTAAATAAATAATGGATGTTTTAACTTTAACGAAATTATCCGCTTGTATGGTTGGAGAACATTTTGAACAAGCTGATATAATTCTATTGCCTAAAGATATATTGAACCTTATTGTTCGATCATGTTGTCAAAAGTCATCTCAGCCATGTGTTGCAGCTGCAACACGCGGGCATTTGGAATGCTTGAAGTACACCTATGAGAACGGGTGTAGGCGGGATACCCTTTCGAACCTTCGCAGGGTCAGAGATATATGTTCAGCTGCGGCCAAAAACGGCCACTTGGACTGTCTACAGTACGCCCATGAGAACGGGTGCGAGTGGGATAAAGAGACGTGCTCAATAGCTGCACGCGATGGTCACTTGGACTGTCTGAAGTACGCCCATGAGAACGGGTGCCCCTGGGATGAAGATACGTGCTCGAAAGCCGCTTACGGTGGACACTTGGACTGTCTGAAGTACGCCCATGAGAACGGATGCCACTGGGACGAACGGACATGCAGGTATGCGGCCAAAAATGGCCAATTGGACTGTCTGAAGTACGCCCGTGAGAACGGGTGCCACTGGGATAGCTGGACATGTGCATACGCTGCAGAAAACGGTTACTTGGACTGTCTGAAGTACGCCCACGAGAATGGCTGCGGGTGGGATAGTGCGACGTGCTTAAAGGCTGCTTACGGCGGCCATTTGGACTGTCTGAAGTACGCCCACGAGAACGGGTGCGAGTGGGATAAAGAGACGTGCTCAAAGGCTGCTTACGGTGGCCACTTGGACTGTCTACAGTACGTCCGCGAGAATGGTTGCGAATGGAATAGTATGACTTGTTCAGCCGCTGCTAGGAACGGCCACTTGGACTGTCTGCGGTACGCCCATGAAAACGGGTGCGAATGGGATAGTGAGACGTGTTTGGAAGCTGCAAAGGGTGACTACTTGGACTGTCTACAATACGCCCATGAAAATGGTTGCTGGTGGGATGAAGATACGTGTGCATACGCTGCAAAGGGTGGCCACTTGGACTGTCTACAGTACGCCCATGAGAACGGGTGCCACTGGGATGAAGATATGTGCGAGTATGCTGCTAAAAACGGCCATTTGGACTGTCTACAGTACGCCCATGAAAACGGGTGCCCCTGGGATAAATGGACATGTCTCTACGCGGCCGAAAACGGCCATTTGGACTGTCTACAGTACGCCCATGAAAACGGGTGCCACTGGGACGAAGACACGTGTGAAGCGGCTGCTGCAAATGGCCACTTAGACTGTCTCAAGTACGCCCACGAGAATGGCTGCTTGTGGGATAAATGGACATGTGAAGCGGCTGCACGCGGTGGTCACTTGGACTGTCTGAAGTACGTAGCCCGCCAGGGCGTACTTCGCCCATGAGAACGGGTGCCCCTGGGATAAGAAGAGACAATCCAAGCAGCTAAGCGGACGCAGGTTGGATGTGCAGAAAATTGAATAGATGTTTTAAAAAAATAGTCTAAATAAACTATGGCACTTATTATGGAAGTCATGAAAACTATAGCCCAGCCAGTTGCAGAACTGGCTTTGTGGCTCGAAGAGACCTATCAAGTCGATATCAACGAAACAATTGCTAAATGGAGAGAGTTAACTGGTATGAAAATTACAGTTAAGGAAAGCGAAGTTTCTGCAGAAGAAGTCGAATCAGTAAATGTAGAAACATCAAAGAAAGTCAAAGTAAGCAAGAAAATTCCGAAAACAAAAGATGTTTGTCAACACATTTTTCTGAGCGGTCAAAAAACAGGCGAGCAGTGCAGCACAAAGCCTAAAGGCGGCGCCACATTCTGCAGCGCCCATAAACCCAAAGACAGTGTTAGAGCTGCGAAAAAAGAGTCTGGGAGTAAAAAGGAGACTAAACCCAACAAACACAACGTGAGTGACTCTGAAACCGAAGAAATTCCTGTTTCAAAAGAACCAAAATCTAAGGTTTCAAAGAAGCCTACTCATTCGGCCCAACGTAAGAAAACGAGTGGTGATACGGACGAGGAACAACAAGACCAAGAAGGTGGGGCGAGTTGGGCATCTGAACCGGAACCAGACAAGTTGAAACCGCTTCTAAAGAAAAAGTCAAAAAGTCAAAAAGGTTCATCAAAGTCAAAAAAGAGAGAAGACTACAACACTGATGAAGAACACGTTGACAAAGACTTGAACCTAAGCGACGAAGAATAACTTTCGCGCGTGTCTTCTCAACGCAGTAAAGCCGCGTTGGACAATACCCTTCCGCCGTCGGCGGAAGTTAATCTTGGGTCCTGGACCCAAAGATATTCTTTAATGTCTTCTAGACATTAAAGAAAATAAAGGATGCAATCCCCGCATTTTACACGGTTTAAAAAAATTAAGGTCACGTTTATCCTAACACCTATAATTATTATTATAGAAGACGAAGATAGAAGAGGGCCATGGGAAACATTTGCAAGAGATAGGGATCGTTTTACCCGTAGAATACACGACGTCGAAAAAAAAATCGGATGGTGTTTCGAACCATCGCATCGCGATAAGATTTTTAAAAGGAGGGTTAAACAAGATATCCCAGCTGTTTCAGTTTAAGGTGCAAAAATGATCCTATGTCGTTTAATTTGATAGTGTAGGGCACTTCGATCAGGTTGATGCCGTTTTCCTCGCACATCCGTCTTTTGAGTTCGTCTCTGTACCGCTGGTTAACGGAGGCCTCTTTGTTGCGGTGAAAAAAGGTTGTGTACGTGTAGTGTTGTCGGCCATTGTATTCTACCCCCAGTCTTAACACCGGGTTAAAGCAGTCGATCTCCAGATTGTTCCCTGTAACAGGGTTCCTCAGGAAGTCTGGCCGCGCCTTCGGGAACGGCGCTTGCAGTACGGTTTCGAGGAACTTTCTGCATTCCAGCTCTCCTCTGGATTCCGTCAAAGACTCAGAAGAGCCAGACGTGTCTGAATATAAATAAACATTCTTCAAATTCAGATTACGGCTCCATCTACCCTTTTGTCTAGTTAGTTTTCTATGTATTAGTACAAGAACCATGATTCCAAAACAACTGAAAATTAAGGCATACAAGTACCAACTATCATTGAAATCGAAGTCGTACCATTTCTTATCTGTGGATAAAGAGTGGTCTTTCTCGGCCTTTTTCTTTGATACCTCTGTGCTTTGTTCAGGCATTATTTATTAATTATATTTTGGTGGTTGCATGATGAAGATGGCGCGGACGCGCCATCTGAACCCCAACGTCGGCGGAAGGTTAATCTTGGGTCCGGAGAACCCAAGGGTAAAGCGGAAGGTTAATCTTGGTCCTCCGGACCAAGGTACAATAAATTGACTTGTCTTTTATAAATTATTCATAAAATAAAGACATATGGAACCCTACTTAGAAAAATTTTATTTCATAGAATCTATGGTCGTGTTACCCAAGTATTTACATTCGGGTTTAAGAGAACATTTGAGGTCGATGATAAATCAAAAGTATTCAAACGATGTGAACATGCCACACGATTCTACTTTGTATCCTTCGGAGCATTTCCTAAATAAGGGACTCAAGTATCAAAACAAAGGGTATGTTTACAATATACAGATCGACTCTATTTTAAACGATAAGATCAATCCGTCTGGACAAGTTATACTTGAAGTCAGATTTAAGGCAGACTTGTACCAACCCAAGGTTGGACATATCTTTGAAAGCGAAATCAATTATGGTCGCAATCACCGATGGATACAGGTTGGACCGTTATTCATATACTTGGTCGACGATGCTCAGAAACACCAGACCACCCAGTTAAAGGTAACTGTCCGAATAGTTAGTATTAAGTCGGATAACTCTCTGTGTTGTGGTAGAATAGTAGAATAGACTTGTCCTCCTAACTGACTCTTAACAATTGACTTTAATGGTTTATAAACCATTAAAGTTAGTTTAGTTTAGTGGATAATACGTGTTGACAAATTCTTGGAGACTATAAATATTAATGCCTAGAAGAACCGTAAAAAGCGTGCCGATAAAAAAATGGTTCGCGAATGTCTCGCGAGGTACTTTAAAAAGAGGAAACAGGATTAGGATAATTAAGAAGGGCACAACTAAATAATTTTTCTTCAGATCTAATGGCGGTGTTGGGGTTACAGGATGAGGTGGTCCTGGTATAGGTGCAGGAGGCACAACCGGTGTTGGTGTTGGCTTGGGTGCAGGAGGCACAACCGGTGTTGGTGTTGGCTTGGGAGGCGGCTTAAACACGCAGTTCACATCGTTTTTGATGTTATCAACAGTCACGTCTCTATCTTTAATGATGTTATAGATAACATCGCAGAAGTTAGACGGACAAGATGGGTTTTCCACCTCTGTCGTCTGTAGATACGATTGTGGATTAGCACAGGGCGTAAACCAACACCCATCATTGATAACTTTACCTACTTTAAGACTTCGGTAAACCTCATTCAAAGAACGGTTGACACATTTACAGTCGGGAGTGTTGTTGACGGCACAATAGTTTTGAACGACTGTGTCTTGCACCGCTTTAGGTTGTTGGTTAAACCAGCCACGGCACAGTTCGCCGTCTTTACCGGTCGAGTTTAGTCTCGAGCACTTGGTCATGGTTTGGCCTGTTTCTGGATCAATCACGCAAGTATCCGAAGACTGCTGGCAATAGTTGGCTACAACGCTGTTGTAATCGCCGTGTGTCCCGAACTTTTGTTTGAATTGGTCAATCTGGTCCATAGTATTAATCTTATCCACGTCGAAGACACATTTCAGGTTCGGGCCTGTGCCGTTCCAGGTTACCTTTTCGAGTGGGTCGCGTTTATGGGAGTCGAGTCCGATATTACACTCCGCAGAGTCGGGTTTCGCGCAGTGTTTCTTGTTGGGACAGGTGAAACAACACGCTTCGTGGCCGTATTCCCAATCATCCATGCCATCTGTTTGCCCACAGTCTCTGTTGGCGGTGAAGGCTGAGCAAGAGAAGCAGTCGCATGGTTGTCCTGTATCATAAGAAGTTTTAGTGGACTTTTGCACGGCAAATCCATTCACAATAGAAGTCATTTATTATCTCAATGTTGAGAGGTCATCTGAAGCGCCAACCGATGTTTATTTTTCAGTAAATAAAGAATGGAGACGCAAACAAAATTTAAGTTGACGCACGAGCAACGCGAAACTATAGTTCGAATGCGTGTAAACGGCACGCCTATTTTACGTTTGGCAGAACAGTTTAAGGTCTCAAGACCACTATTTATAGCATCCTCTCAAAAGGCGGTATACATTATAAAAAAAATGAATTTTATTTCGAAAAAAACCAAGAAAATAAAGAAACCATGGACACTATTTCAACTATCGGTGCTTCAACACCACAACAAACTAACTTTTTAGGAGTTACCATTGATACCGAGAATGGTCCAAACAACTCCAAAATTCGTAAAGCTTTGGATAAAAGCTTTACTTTACTTGATATAATGGAGTTCATCAAAGTAACAAAATTTAAGCTCAATATGACCATGTTCGATTATTTTTGGCAAATAGTCGTTGGAAAC